TGCACAACTTTTTTTGTAATAGGAATACAATCCATTGCAAATCTAATCATAGCTTCTCTGCCGTACTTATCTTTTGCGTCAACAGGTGGATTAATATTTATTGCTTCTTGCTCAGCTTTAAAACAAACATTAAAATCTTTATCCCATTCTGTTTCTCTAATTGTTTTGGTTTTATAAATTACATCTGCTATTTGTTTCTGGACCACATTATTAACTAGGTTGCCAAAGTTTGCTTTGTATCTAAATGGAAACTTCCTTCTAACTTCTTGAGGGAATGAGTAACCTAAAATATTTTTTGCAAAAGGTGTACAGGTAGATGAATAAGACCAATGTTTTAATCCTTCACCACCATTAAATATTGAAAATGCTTTTTTTATTTTTTCGTTTTCCATTTATACCTTTCCGTTTTTATACTGTAATTACACCCGTTATTGTCTATTGTCAATAGCTTTAAAAGTTATATAACGGATACTAAAATGACTAAGAAAAAATTACCTTATAAAAAGGTGCGTATAATTTGGCAAGATATTTGCTCATCTTCCCAATGGTATGATGATTTATCAGACGTTGATAAATTCAGTTATTCTTGGTGTGAGGATATTGGTTATCTTTATTATAAAGATTCTAAAGTTTTAAAAATTTTTACTTCTTATTCTTATGATGAGGATAAGTTATCTATTGGAAACATAACTGCTTATCCAAGATCTGTAGTTAAAAAAATAATAAAAGAAAAATGATTGATAAAAATAGAAATAAAATTTTAACAATAATAAGTTTAGGTGCTGGTGTTCAAAGTTCAGCAATGGCTTTGATGGCAGCTAAAAATGAATTACCCACACCAGACTATTGTATCTTTGCAGACACAGGTTTTGAGAGTAAGAGCTGTTATCTATATTTAGATTTGTTAGAAAAAATTTTACCCTTTCCAATCATAAGAGTATCAGCAGGAAATATTAAAGATGATTTAAAAAATTATATTAATGAAAGTAAGAGGATGCCTAACGCACCATTTTTTACTAAAGAAAAAACAACTGGTAAAAAAGGTATGTTGATAAGGCAATGCACGGATGGATACAAGATCCAGCCTATAAGACAAAAGATAAGACAATTAAGTGGTGTTGAAAAAGGTAAACACTTTCCTAAAGATAAATATGTTGAGCAATGGATTGGTATTTCAACAGATGAAATACAAAGAATGAAACCTGCTAGAGATAAGTATATATTAAACAGACATCCATTAATTGAAATGAAAATGTCAAGGCAAGATTGTATTAATTGGATGAAGAAGAATGAGTTTCCTTTACCAGAAAAATCTGCTTGTATATTTTGTCCGTACCATAATGATAATTTTTGGTATGAAATGAAAAAAAATAACAGATCAGAGTTTGATGAAGCTGTTGAGATTGATAAATTTATTAGAAAAGGAAACGATAAATTAACAAGTGAATTGTATTTGCATAGATCTTTAAAACCTTTAGATGAGGTAGAGTTTAATAAGAAAGAAACAGATAAACAATTAGATATGTTTAATAATGAGTGTGAAGGTATGTGTGGAGTATGACATATTCTGGAATATTTGACGAAACTGATTGTAAAGAAGAATTAAAACGAGCCAAGAAATATATAAAGAAACAAGCTGATATAATTCTGTCGCTTGAAAACGAGATACAAATAAAAGAATACGAAATAAAATTATTAAAAAAAAGGTTAAAAGAAAAATGAAATGTTTCTATTGCAATAGTGATGTTAGGTGGAATAATGATTTTGATACGGAAGATACTTATCCAGATTCAGATCATGAAATTGTTAGTATGTATGAGTGTGATAAATGCAACACTTGGTATGAAGTATTTCATCAACTAAAAGAAAAAATTAATGGCTAGATATACTTACGCATTTAGTAATGGCGATTATAATGATTGGCATAGAAAATATGACGGAATTGCCATGATTGATATTGATTCTGTTGAGTGTTGTGCTTATTGTTACGAGCCACTTGCTATAATTGAGACTTGTTATGATAAGGACCAGAAATATAAGGCTACAACCTTGTCAAAGATCATCGCTGAACGCCTAAACATACCTTGCTTTTTAGTTTTCTATAAACAAACGACACATGGGAGCCTAACTTTTAGAATCAAGCGTATACGTAGCTCTAAGACAGAGTTTCAACACATGAATGAGGATCAATGGGTCGACATTTTGCGAAACCTACACATAAACCATAGTAAAAACTGTAAGAAAGGAAAATAAATGAATACATCTAGGGGATTTTTACATATTACCTATAAGTTATACCACCATTTAGATATTATTGACGGAGTTAAAAAGTCTTATTGTCTTAATGTTTTTTTATCTGTCATGAAATATGCTTGGAAGAAGAATGGATATAAGGCAGGACTAAGGCACGAAACAATTCATAAAGATACAGGACTTTGCCGAACTACAATCAAAGAGTGTTTGGAAACTTTAAATAAACTTAACATTGTTAAATCTATTCGAGGTCGATCTGGTAAAACTTATGTTGTAAATGAAGTATTTTTGAGAGCTGAAAAACTTTACGAGCCAACCCAGATAGCCGTGTCACCGACACGAGATAGCCGTAATACGACTACATTAGAAGAAACAATATCCATTAATAATATAGGTAAAATAGTTAAGAGTTTGGCAGGAGATAGTCAGAAAATAATTGAGGAATTATCTAAACTGCCTATCGAAGATTTAAAAAATGAAAAAGTTAATGTTTATTTATGTAAACAAGCTATTCAACTTAAAGAAGATAACGAAATAAAAAGCAAAGCCACATATGTAAATGCTGATAAAATATTGTCGGCATTGTCCAAAATAAAGAAACAAGCAAACCCAAGATACCGAGAAAAAGTTGAATACAATAAAAGAAATAATTTAAATTGGAAAGGAGAACCAAAGTAGTGCCAGGTCGACCCATGCGTAAGGTGTTTTGTCAAGGGTTTACTCGAGCAGGATTAAGAAAAGGATTAAAAATACCTTGTAAAATGAAGGGTTATCTACTTGCAAACAATGTTTATAAGTGTAAATATCATGGCTATCAAAATGTTAAGGGATTTAAAAAAGAAAACTACACAGATGAAACTAGGATCAAACAGCTATCCAAACTAATACAATTTAAAAATTATGATAATAAGAAACTCAAAGAATATTACTACGAAAAAATCAAACCAGGAATTGATAACAACAAACCAAGCAGATATAATTTGCGACAAACTAGCAAATGGAAAAACCCTTACCGAAATTCTGGAGGATCAAAAGGAATATCCGTTCAGCTTGATGAAGTTTTATGCGTACTTAAAAAAAAATCCAGAATTAGAAATAAAAATAACGGAAGCTAGAAAGTATGGAGTACAAACTTTAATTGATAAGTTGTTACAAGTCTTTAAGTATCAAGAAATAGAAGATACAAACGCTATCTTGTGGATCCGTGAGAAGACAAAATTTATAACTTTCCTTGCTAATAAATTAACTGATCTTTATTCTGATAATAAAGTTCAACAAGTTAAGACAGATCAAAGTATAAAAATTTCTTGGGAAGATAATCAAGATGATTTGATTGATGTAACTGCTGAAGATATTCCAACAGCTACACCAGATAAAGATTAATTAAAATAACCTTGTTGATATTTTTTTAAAAGAAATTGACTTAAACCTTTTTGAAATTCTTGCTTATCTTTTTTATCATCTGCAAGAACTTCTATTCTCAAACCTTTTAAAATGTTAGGTTGTTTTTTCTTTGTTGTTTTTTTCTTTGGCATTGTTTTCCTTTCTGTTTGTTGTTATATTTTCTTAGCCACATATTGAAATACAGGATCATGATTTGTTGATCCATGTTTCAATCTTTTTTGAAATAATACTACTGAATTATTTTCTGCACACCTCATAAAAAGATTTGCAATATCCCTTGTAGTATTATTAAAGAATCTATCTCTTGCAAGATAACCCTCGTGATATGTTATTGATTCGTTAGATTGAGCTGTTTGTAGCCATGTCTCGTATTTGCTTAACATTTTTATTCTCCATTTGTTTATTGTTATAATCTCTAACAATCATTCTGATTGCTAAACCATTTTGTTCTTTAAGAGTATTGAATAATATTTTTGTCAATTCTCTTTTGCTTAGTTGTTTAGTTATTTTTAACATACTCGTAGCCGTTCCAAGTTCCTAAACCTTGATTAACATCACCATATTTTTCTATTTCTTCTTGTTGTATTTCTTCTGGTGTAAGATCATAATAACCTTTTTCATTTCTCCAATTTAACTCATCTTCAGCTTGATTTCTTCTAATTGTATCTTTTACTCCAACACCACCTAATTGTTTATAACTATCTATTTCATTTTGTAGTTCTTCCATTGTCCATTTTGTTATTTCTAATAAATAATGATTTCTTTTTTTCATTGTTTCCTTTCTATTTTTTAAATAATGTATCGTTATAATATTTATGAGCTTTGTTTAACCACATTTCATAAAACTGATCATTGCACCCATTAAAAATAGGTTTCAATAATTTTTGTTTTACTTCATCAACTCTTTTTAAAAGTTGCTCTCTTTTTTTTTGCTCATACATTTTAGCTTTGTTTCTAGTTCTAACTAAATCTAATGCATCAAAATCTATAGCCATTATTCCTCGCTTTCTTTTTTATTTCTATTCCACTTGCAACTATATTATGATTTTTATAATCATAAATATCAAAATAATCATATGAAGTTCTGCGGTCATTTGTTCTTAAAATTATGTCATAATCCATAAGAATGTTATTAACTGTATCATCTTCATTTTTTAATATTACTTGACAATGTTTATCTTCTAACATTTTCCCCCTTTGTTTTACGTTATTATTAATACTATCATCACAAATAAAAGTATTACATAGCAATAAAAATTAATACTTGTCATGATGTCGCACTTTCTTTTTTAAATTGGTCCAAACTTTTAGCGTCTGATTTATATATTAATTGGACCTCTTCAAAATATTTATTTTTTTCGCTACAATCCCAATTATTTTTTTTACTTATTTCGTTTATTTCTTTGATTCTCTCATCCTTCCAATTCATTTTGTTATATCCTCTCTATTATATCGTTTATAATATATGATTTTAAACCTTGATATTTATTTTTAATATCAATATTTCTTTTTATTAAATTTTCCTCTTTATCTTCAAGATCTCTTCTATCTTTTAATAAGGATCTTAAAACGTGTATTAAATCCATATCTTTATATTTAATCCATTGCTTTTTAGATGTTGAATAATAATCTTGATTGCTAAACTCGACAACATCACAAGGCAATTTGCGATCTATATCAATTTTTAAATGCTCAAGATATTTTTTTAAACTATATTTATTTACTTGTTTTTTCATTATTGGACCCTCTCAATTAAGTTGTTTTTAATTGTGATTTTTGCAAACCATTTTCTATTAACATCGCAACCAATCACAACCCCGTTTGAAGTGTACTCATCCTTAAAAATATTAGTTTCCGAATAATCTAGCTCGGATCCTATATTGTTTTTAAGTTCCTTTTTTGTTTTATAATATAAACTTAGCGTCATTTTTTTATCCTTCCTTTTTAGTTAGTTTTTGTTTTAGTTTCTTTTTGCCGTAGGTTTTAACCTTCTCGACTATTATTGATGTTGTGTCTTTTTTGTAACACAACAAACAATCTTTACATTTTTGACCCGTACAATTTTGTTGATCAATATAATCAGTTTCAATAACTGTATTAAATGTTTTATCAAAATATTGGGGGGTCTTTTTTAATATATGATTTGTTAAAGGTGTTGAATAAATCAATATTAAATTTTTGGGTTTATCATGTTTATCGAAATACGGCTTGATCACATCGAATCTTTTGGTCCACAAGCTAAAAGTACAATGAGGATTTTTTAAAGCTATATTGACGTAATTCTCAAGATTAATTGTTGCTTTCTTTTTATCTAATGCCAATTCCCCATGAGCATTAAATCTAAAAAAAGCTGAATTAATAATAGGTAAAGCGTCAGCGTGTAATACTTTTGAATTTAAAAGATCAGTATTACGTTGTAATGCTGGAGCCATGTTTTTTCTAAAGGTGTTTAACATCTCGTGAGAATAACAAAAAGTACAAATTACATTTTGTTTTTGCTCATTATATTTTTTAATACAATATTCGTTTGTTGTTGTATTAGTTGAGATAGCTTGAAAGCCTTCTAACTTTCCCGTCATTTTTGATATATGTATCATTTTCTATTCCCTTCGTTTTTGTTTTTACTTGTAATACTATCATTATATTTTTATAATTGGTCATATTGTCGCATATTAGATCGACCATAAATGCAAGATATAAAGCATTAATGAAGTGAAAAAAATTGTAGTAAATATAAAAAATATAGATCCTAAAATTAAGTCTTTTTTATTCATGATTTAACCTTTATTATGAATAATTATCTTTTATAAATTGATCGCTAATTTTTTGAGCTTGTTCTATTGTTTTAATATTCATAGAACTAAAACAATCAATTTCTCTAAAATCACGTTGACCAATCTCATCTATAAAATATAAATTAAATGTATTGCTAAAATTCCAATCAACTTCAATATTATCATAAGTGAAAGTAATTTTTTTTGATATTAAAGTATTCATTTGTTTTTATCCTTTGTTTCGTTTGTTTCGTTTAATTTAATCTATTGGTTAATTAATGTAAGTTGACAAATTGACGCATATATAAATTATAGTTTAAAATAATTCTAAGGTTTATTGTTAAGGGTTAAGATTGTTTTAAATGTTAGAGTTAATAAAGTTATGAGTGTTAAAAGATAGAGTGTTAAATGTTGCTATCCTAATATATCAAGCCGTCAAATTTTTTTATGCGATATAACAAACGGCAACAATGTTGACCTATATTTTAAAATATAAATATTAAAAGTTATTAGTATTAATAATCATAAGTTATCGTTAGTAATATTTTACAGCTAGATTGCTTTTTTTTAAAACTTGACCCCCCCCTATACCCCAAATTGTGGTCGCTGTTTATTATATATATATATACCGAACTCCAGGACACCTTTATACACACCTACACCTTTTACTTTCAATAACCTCAAAATAAACTATATGTGGTATATGAACTATTTTTCATCAGAAGATCTAGATTGTGTTTGTTTTATTGAAGAAAAAACTAACAATGTAGTAATTAAATTCTTTGGTATGCCTAATAACCAGTCTGCTGAACTATTTACATCTTACATTATGATGAGACTAGGATTTGAATACACACCTTTTGGAGAGCAAAACTTTAGCAAATCAATTCATTAGTTATGGATATTAAGATACCCTATACACCTAGGAAACATCAAGCTCACTTACATAGACAAATAGATAAATACAGATGGAATGTACTCGTATGCCATCGTAGGTTCGGTAAAACAGTATGCATGATCAACCACCTAATTAGGTCAGCATTACTGTCCAAACTCAAGAACCCTAGATTTGCATATATTGCACCTACCTTTAAACAAGCTAAGTCTATCGCATGGGATTACATGAAACAGTTCACCGCCAAAATACCCCACACCAAATTTAACGAAACAGAACTAAGAGTAGATTTGCCAAATGGTTCTCGTATCACTTTGCTAGGCTCAGAGTCTCCAGATGGATTAAGAGGGATTTACCTTGACGGATGTGTGATTGATGAATATGCAAACGTCAACAGTAAGTTATTTCCAGAAATTATTAGACCAGCATTATCAGATCGTAAAGGTTATTGTGTCTTTATTGGAACTCCGATGGGAATGAACAACAATTTTTATGAGTTGTATCAACACGCACAAGGTGCGGAAGATTGGTTTAACTACAAAGCTAAAGCGTCAGATACTAAAATTGTAGATCAAGATGAATTACAAAAAGCAAAAGAAGTTATGGGAGAGAAGAAGTACCTACAAGAGTTTGAGTGTGATTGGATAGCAAACATAGAAGGTGCAGTATATGGAGATATAATCTCTAAAATGGATGATGATAAACAATTATCTAGAGTTCCCTACGATCCTGCCTTACCTGTATCTACTGCATGGGATCTCGGTGTCTCCGACCACAGTAGTATAATATTTTATCAGCAGCTTGGCAGAAGCATAAGTATAATAGATTATCATGAAGAAAGAGGTCAAGGTTTACCTTACTATGTTCAGCTTGTTAAAGACAAAGATTATGTTTACAAAGATCACTTTGCACCACACGATATTGAAGTTACCGATTTTGGCAATGGTAAGACCCGGAGAGAGGTCGCCTACCAATTAGGAATTAGGTTC